GAACTTTACGCCGCCAGTAGTTGGGTATGGTTGGTTATCATCAATGCCTGTGTTTAAAATGTTTAATATACTTCAACTCTTTTGACTGACTATAATCCCAAACAAAGGTATGTATTTTATACCCGATTGATACCTTAGCAAATGCTACCTGATCCCTGACTGAATGCTCTGCAACTTCTGCCCACCACTTCTCACAAAGTTCTATACAGGTAGGTGTATTTTGCCGCATCAAAACACCGCTTGTAATTATCCGGTCATTATGATCAGGAACACCCTCGGATTTATACACCCGTTCCTGTTTCAATAGTTCATCAGCCATTCCCCTGTTGTTTGCTATACAGGATGCGATCTCACGGTAAACACAAGTACGCAAAGGATGTTTTGCACAACTAAACGGCATTTCAAAGGTACGCTTCCACCAATCGTTTAAATCAACGTTGATATGAAAGGCCGCATCTACCCACATAGAGTATTCCCAATCAATCCAGTGCATGATCTTAAACCACCTGGCATAACGCTGCGGATCTATTCCATCAGGCACCGGTGTATAAACAACCTCCCAAACGGGAGATGTGAAAGGCTGGTCAGTGTAACAGATATACCGCCATCCTTCGGTAATAATAGACGGTTCTTTTAAGTCATCGTAATGGCCGAATATTGCGGTGTAAATTACCTTCATATCGCTTCATAATATTTCATCCAGTACTCAATCATTTCATCGATCGTTTGCTCTGTGGTAAACTCAGGCTGCCAACCCAATGACCGGATCTTACTACTGTCCCCTTTAAGATACGGTAATTCCTGTGGTCTGAAATTATGCTCAGTAGTTGCGTATTGCCATTCCATACCAAGTTTTTCATAAACATAATCCACAATATCCCGTACACTTATACTCGTTCCTGTTGCAACACAATAATCCCCTGGCTCGGGTTGCTGTAACATCAGGTGCATTGCCCTCACATAATCCTTTGAATTACCAATATCCCTGCACGCCTCCAAATTACCAAGCTCCAGTTTTTCCTGCAGTTCTAATTTAATCCTTACAGCCGCATGGCATATTTTCTGCTCAACAAACGCCAAGCCTCTACGATAACCGGAATGATTAAACAGGATACCATTGCTGCAATGTAAGCCGTACGATGCCCTGTAGGTTCTTACCATGTGGTATGCCATCAGCTTTGCACAACCATACGGGCTGACTGGATGCATCGGTGTTGTTTCCCTTTGGTATCCGTCCGCATCAACTGAGCTGCCAAACATCTCAGAACTGGACGCCTGATAAAACTTAGCCTGTGGGCAAGTGGTTCGGTAAGCCTCTAACATGTTCAGTACACCAATGGCGTTTATCTGAGATGTTATCTGTGGTGTTTCAAATGATACCCTGACATGTGACTGTGCAGCCAGGTTATAAATTTCATCGGGCTGAATCTGTTTTAATAACCTTTCAATTCCCCCGGTGTCAAGCAGGTCACCGTAGTAAGTTTTAACCGGTAAATGTGCAATACGGATGTCCTGCGATTCAGATGTTGAATGACGGCGCATGATGCCGTGAACTTCATAGCCTAGACTTAAAAGGTATTCGGATAGGTTTGCGCCGTCCATGCCTGATATGCCGGTGATGAATGCTACCTTGCAAGTTATGCCCGGTCCTGTGCTGGTTATATTCCTCATTTAAATATTTTCATCTGTGTTAAATCCGGGTAATCCTCCCAGCTCCATATCCTAGGTGGTGTATCAATAGCAGCCTGTAATTTATCCAAGCCTAATTGCGCCGTTTCCGGTGTCATGTAATAATGATAACCCATTGTGTCAATATCCTGTTCACGCCAGGGAATGCCTGGCAAACGGCCATCGTAGGACATTTTTTTAAGTTGCAGCCAGCTTTCCTTATCAGGACAAAGTATCATTCCGCCACGGCCAAGGCTTAAATGTTTTTGGTATTGGAAGGAAAGGCACATAAAAGAGCCGTTAACATAAGAACCACGCTCCCACAGTACAGCACAATCAAGTATATCGTTTTGTACCCCGTTATAAACAGCATACCCGTTTTTCCAGGTATCGTAACACCCTGAACCCCACTTTAATGATATACCTAATTTATTGGCAAGCATAGGTACAGATAGGTAAGTTCTTTTAGGGCAAGTTATTTCTTTCGCATGCAGTAACCTCAAACACAACTCCAATCCATGTGTGCATGAATCTACAGAAACTCCAAAGGGCGCCCCGAAAAATGCAGCAACCTGTTTTTCAAATTCTAAAACCGTACTCCAATCAGGCTGTTTTATATTCCCATTTGTATCCATTTCTTACTCTTTTTTCTTTAATTACTTTTGTTAATCCTAATCGCTTGCCAAAATATCTTTCTGCATGTGCAATAGATAAAAAATCGGCAACCTTTTCACCAGTAATTTTAAACTGAGTAACAGGTTTTCTTTTTTCACTTACCTGATACCCAAATAATCCTTTATTCCATGATGGCTTACCTTTAAGTTTTTCAGAATGTGCTGATATTTGTTCTGGTGCTTTTACTCTGCCTGTATTTTTAATACTTATAACTTTTTTGTGATCTTCTGAAATACTTTTAGGTTCATAAATTCTACTGCGTTTTGTTGCCTGTTGTTTTTCTATAACACTCTTTGGCATCGGAACTCCTTTATTCCAGGCAGGGACACCCCTTGTTGCCCCGGCTATCTGACACACATTAAAAACTGGTTTAAGGGTATCAATAAAGTACTGTTCACGCACAAGTAAATTTTCATCTGTGTACTCCAATACCTCAAATGATAAATTTGGCTCACCGTATTTTATAAACGTATTTTGTAGTTTTTTGTTTTCATGTACACCGCACCTTAGTTTACTTAAGTGTTGCTGTTTACGCCTTTTAAAATTAACAGAACTTCCTATGTAAATTTTGTTTGTAGCCAAACACCGCCATTGGTATATCCCTGAGTTTAACCCCATAACTCAACATTTTTATTTTTAAGCAATAAATTACCATAATTCCCCTCAAAATTATACTCCCCGATCAATTCAAACTCAGGCAGCCGTAACAATGTTTTCTCACGGTTCATAGCCCCTTTGTACAATTCCACTTCCTGGAATTCAATATACAGATATTTTGTCACTTTCAGTGCATTGGTGCCGCCTTTTATTACATCACCCTCTGCCCCGTTAACATCACACCAAATTAAATCAATCGTTTCGCCTTTCAATACCGCCTTATGCCATGCATCTAACGTTGTACAGTTAACCATGTGTGATGTACGGGAAAATTTTATAGCAGGGAAAATGTTTTTATGCTTAAGCGGTGCATGTAGCGAATGGCTTGCCGGATGGTTTTTTGATTTTACAAACGGAGCCTTACCATGCCATGCGGTTATTGCATAAGGCCAAAGGATAAGATTGTTATTATGCAGGTCTTTAATCTTTGCAAAATTATCTTTATCAGGCTCAAAGCAATGTACATCGCAATCCAGTATGTACGATAATTCGTGAGCATCTTTTCCGTTGAATGAGCCAATATCTAAAACGGTTTTGCAGTCAGGCAGTAATGAAGCGAATATTTTTTTATCTATGTCAGGCATTGCATTCTACGTTTAAGCTGATTAAAATATCATTTATGTAGGCTGCCGAATGGTCATCGTATTTATCAGCACGGTTGCCGGTGTTCGGGTGTTCTGTTAAAGCGTGGTTGTATTTGTGAATGTTGGTAAATCCGTGAGTACTTAATAACTCTGTAAGGTCACTGAATGAGTAAATCGTTTTATGGTAAACATACCCATTGTTTACTTTCATCCTACCGTACAATGGACCAACCACTGGCGGCGTAAAGTTCCTGGTCACATCCCAATCTGTTGTAGCAATCCTCAACACGCCACCCGGCTTTAATGCTCGCTTCCAAGCCTGTAGTAGCGGTATTATTTCCTCACGGTCAAAGTAAGCAATACCATGAGAGCAGTATATTAAATCAACACTTTCATCCTCATACTCACACTCAGGCAGGTAAATATTTTTGCTGTTTATGTGTGGCATATTGACCATATCAATATGCACCCAATCAGGACCAAAATTACGCTTACCGCACATCATGTTTATTTTAACCATAACGCTATTGATTTAATATATTTTACATCTGCTTCAACCATATCTGTCAAGTCCAGTTTAAACGGATCGAAACGCCGTACCCCTTCATTGTGAATAACAATAGGCTCTGCCATACCATATACATGCCAGCCGTCATTCATCGGATCCTGTGTTTCAAAATCCCAGGGGTTTAGCCCGGGTGTAAGATACTGCAGCAAATATTCTTTGTTCCAAATAGACGGCTGTGTGCTTAACCGGTAACGGGAATTACTGCCGGCCCGTAAATAAAAATCACTGCTCAACATCTTTACGTGGTCACGCTTACTCACATCATTGGTGAGACATATTTTACCAACACCATCAGGTATTGATGACGGGATTCTGTTTATATCAACCCGGCGTAACAGCGTATCTTCCATGAGCCAAATAAATATATGCGGCTGCTGTTCAAAATACTTTCTCAAATCAGTTGACCACTCTTTAACATCACCCTGGTTCCCCAATGAATGAAAGGTAAAGTTTGGCGGCAAGATGCAATCAGGTTTTTGGTAACCCACTATTTCACATTCCTGCCCCGTCCAGTACTTATTAAACAGGTACATAAACACAGGTATCAGGTGAAGGTAGTTGTTGGATGTTGTGCAGATTATTTTCATATCATCGTTTTATCGTGTTCAACACCTTTATACGGTCCTGTTTTAAACTCGTACACAATACTATCCTCAGCCATAAACAAATAATTATGTCCACCCTGTAAAGTTATACTACAATCACCAGTCTCCAGTACATCGGTATGTAAAACAGTATTATCAAGGTCGTAAAGGATAACCTGCACCAATCCTGATATAACCACCCATGATTCCTGTGGTATGTATGTTTCGTGCCTGATACCAAGATTATGCCTGTGAGGCTTAAATGTTGT